CGCGGGCCGCGGACACGAACCGCCCGCATGGACCGCGGACGCGATCGAGAGCATGTTGCCGATCGAGGCAGCGCTGAAAACAACGGAGGCGAAAATGAGCGAACCGAAAATCAAGCTCGTCTGGCGCAAGATCGACGAGCTGATCCCCTATGAGCACAACGCGAAGCTCCACCCTCAGGAGCAGATTGACAAGCTGGTCGGCAGCTTCGATGAGTTCGGCCGGATCGTGCCAGCCGGCATTGACCGGGACGGACATCTGATTTACGGGCACGGGCGGATCCTGGCGGCGCGGCAGCGCGGCGATACGGACTTTCCGTGCATCGAGATCGACGGCCTGAGTGATACCCAGCGCCGGGCGTTTGTCCACGCCGACAACCTGCTGGCAGAGTCCGGCACTGATGATGAGATCCTCCGCGCCGAGATGCAGGCTTTGCAGGCTGCGGGCTTTGACGTGGCCATCACCGGCTTCGACCCTGCCGGGCTGGTGCTCGGCGACAATGAGGACGCATCGCCGCCGGAGATCCGCGAGGACAACTTCGACGAGTACCCTCCAGAAGAACCGCGCACAAAACGCGGCCAGATATGGCAGCTCGGCGACCACCGTCTGATGTGCGGAGACGCCACATCTGCCGAGGATGTTGACAAACTCCTCTCGGGAGAATTTATGCGGCTCACCGTGACAAGCCCCCCTTACGGCGTGGGAAAAGACTACGAACAAAAAGGCATTGACGGGTGCATAAGAACGATGCGAGGAGCAATCGAAGCGCTCAAAGGCAAGTCTTTGATTATCGCATGGAATGTCGCAGATCTTTTCTCGACCGGCACTCAGTTTACGGAGCCGACCGGCCTATATTCTGTACAACTAATGAAGGACGCCGGCTATGGCTTGCTGTACACGCGGATCTGGAAGAAACCAGGCGGGAACTTCGCTGGGAATAACCCATATTACACAGTCACGACAAAACCTGTCCAGGATTACGAGTACCTCCTGGCATTCGCTGAGTCAAATGCGGACTACCATCTGCAACATTTAAAAAACTATTTGTTCGCCGATGCGAAAAAAGCTTCTATTTCAGACGCAATTGTAAAGTCGGTAGGCGGTCCGCAATTCATGTGCAGACACTGGTTCACAGATCATCAATGGAGCTTTATCGACGACGATAACTACTCCCGGCTGCAGCAATACTGCTGCGATAAAGGAATCAAAGCCTTTCAGAAAGATTATTCGGAACTGCGCCGAGAGTACCTGGAGAACACCGTGTTTTCTCATTGCCTCTCTGCTGATGACTTTAGCGACTGGGGCGTTTACGGCGTATGGACATTCAATACCGTCCACTCACGTCTCGGTGGCCATGCTGCTGCATTCCCGGTGGAGCTCCCATCAAGATTTATAAAAATGCACTCTTATCACGGCAGCCTGGTATACGACTGTTTCGGCGGAACTGGCAGTACGCTGATCGCCTGCGAGCAGCTGGGCCGCAAGTGCCGCATGATGGAGATCGACCCGCATTACTGCGATGTGATCATCGACCGCTGGGAACATTTCACCGGCAAAAAGGCGGTGCTGCTCAATGGCTGACCGGTCCCCCACTCCGCCGGCGTGCCCGGTGTATCTGGCAGGGAGCCTGGCAGCGCGATATGCGCAGCTCGCGCCGGAGCTCGTCAAGCTCGGCACACTGGACGCGCTGAACGTGGACATCGCCGGGAAGTACATTCTCGCCGAGAACGAATACCTCAAAGTCTCGGCGCTGGTGCAGGACTCCATCGCCAACGGCGCCGGAGACGACGCCACGAAGTGGATCGGCGTGCAGGATAAGCTCACAAAGCAGATCCTCACCCTGGGCGCCGAGCTTGGGATCACGCCCAGCGCCCGCCGTGCGCGCGGGCTGTCGGTCAAATAACAGGAGGCAAGGCCATGGGCCAGACCCGTGAACAGATCTATACACAGCAGCTCAAGGATCTCAGCATCTGGGAAGACGCCTTCGCGCCGATGGTCAAGGAACTTGCGCAGATCGACCGACGCCGGACGCGGCTGCAGAAGGCATGGGCAGCATCCGCGCCGCCGGGCGGCAAGCCGTCCTTCCTGGACCCGCACTACGCTCTGATTGTCCAGGCGGAGCGCGACGCGCTCGCCTACCGCGAGGCGCTGGGCTTAACGCCGAAGGCGCTGCGGCGGCTGCGCGGTCAGCCGACGGCAGCAACCGGGCCGACAGCGGCGGACGAAATCTCCGCAAAGCTCGACCGGATGCTGGAGCGCGAGGAGCCCGGACAGAACTGGAGCTTTGAGCAGCTGGCGGCGAGTGTGCCCAATTTGGACACGGGCGGCGGTGAGTCGGATGGGTGAACCGCGCCACCTGAGGGCGGTCATGGAGTACGCCATGACCACCGCCGACAGTCAGGCGGTGGAGGAAATGCAGCGCCTGGCTGCGCGGCGTTTTCTCACCGATCTCAAGTCCGGTCGCTGGGATTTCCGCCCCGGTCTGCCGGAATTCCTGATCGACACCGTGGAGGGGCTTTTCTGCTTTTCCCAGGGCGAACGCCTGGACGGCACGCCGCTCCGAGGGCAGCCGATGGAATTAATGCCCTGGCACCTGTTTTGCTACTACAACGTGGGCGGCTTTTTCTACCCCGGCACGCAGATCCGACGCTTCACCGAGGCGGACTGGTTTGCTCCGCGCAAGACGGTCAAGACTACGGGCGGCGAGGGGTTGCAGACCGCGCTTGCCTGGTACTACCGTCGCAGCGGCGCAAAGGCCAAAACGGTCGCGGGTTCGCTTAAGCAGGGCATGGAAGGCTTTGACTGGCTTGTTTACAATTTCCGGCGGCTCGGCCTGATCGCACCGAATAATCCGCCGGGAAAGCTCAAGCTGCTGGACAGCTCCCTCGGGCACAGCATCGAGGGCGACTTCTGGGGCGGGCACATCGACCTGGAAACGCTGGCCTTCAAGCCGGAGCTTTTCGACTCATTTAACGCCAGCTTTGTCCATTTAGACGAGCTGGAGCTTTACAAAAACGCGATCCCCTACACCAGACTGCGCGACGGTATGAAGGGCTTCACAAACAAGCTGCTTTTGGCCACGTTCACAGCCGGCGACGACGGCTTGGGCTTTGCAGCGCAGCACCGCGATTACATGGAAAAAATCCTGCGCGGCACTGTGACGGGTGTGGACGCCGAACGCACCTTTGTTTTTCTGGCGCAGGCGCCGAAAGACGAAGGCGGCGAGGTGGACTACCTCTCCCCCGCTGTGCATCGCGCGGCGAATCCCGCCTACGGGATCACGATCAGGCCGGACGACATGCTGGCCGCGGCGCAGCGGGCGAAGTACCACGCACAGACGCGCAAGGAATTCTTTACCCGGTCGCTCAACATCTTTGTGAACAGCTTCAAAGCCTGGTTCGACCTGGACGAATTCCGGCGCAGCGACGAGCGCTGGCGCTGGACACAGGCGGAGCTTGCCAAGATTGTCAAACGCTGGTACGGCGGCGCCGACCTTTCCAAGCTGCACGATCTGACCGCGGCCTGTCTCGCGGGCGAGGTGCCGCAGAAGACAGCAGCGGAATGGCTCAAAAAGTGGCGGGCAAAATCCCCCACCGGCTTCGCCGGAGCCCCCTTTAGGCAAGGGGGCCAGGACACGGACGAGGCGGAGTGGACGCCGCCGGAGGACGTGCTGGTGATCATCCCCCACTGCTGGTTCCCGATCACCGCCGCGACCGAAAAGGCCGACCAGGACCAGATCCCGCTTTTCGGCTGGCGCGACGACGGATGGCTGGACATGCCGAACACCGAGAGCATGGACCCGACGGAGCCGGTGAAGCAATTCCTCAAGTGGAAGGCTGACGGTTTCGGCATCGCCCGCGTCGGGCATGACCGAAAGTTCGCCCGAACGTATTACTCCGCAATGAAAAAAGCGGGCTTCCGCGTAAAAGACCAGCCGCAGCTGTACATCCAAAAAAGCGAAGGGTTCCGGTATATCGAGCACAAGGCCAAAATCGGGTGCTTGTATTATCTGCACGCCGAACCCTATGAATATTGCGTTTCTAACGTTCGCGCCGCCGAAAAGGTGGACGACGCTATTCAGTATGAAAAGATCAGCCCTGAGCGGCGCATTGACGTCTTTGACGCTTCCGTTTTCGCTACGATCCGCCTTTTGATCGAGACGGAACGCCTCAACGGCGGCGAGGGCTGGTTTGAAGACAGCCTCGGCGAGAAACGCCACCCCATCACATGAGCGCCCGCCAGGGAGGGAAGGAAAAGCATGAAGAACAAAAACAAATCAAGACCGGCGCGGGACCATCCCGCCGAACGGGTGAAGGCTTCCGGGAACAGCGGCATGGTGCTGCTGTCGAACGCGAAAGCATTTGACGGGCTGTGCCTTGACGGCTACACCCGCCTGAGCGAATGCCCCGAAATTGTGACAGCGGTGAACACCATCGCCAAGCTGATCGGCAGCATGACCATCCACCTGATGGAGAACACAGAGCGCGGCGACATTCGCGTGCGCAGCTCTCTTTCCGAACTGGTAGATATCCGCCCCAACCGCTATATGACGCGCTCGGCGCTTATCCAGTGGCTGGTTCGGACGCTTTACCTGGACGGCCGCGGAAACGCGGTGATCTTCCCCAGGACGGATCGCGGGCAGCTTCGGGAGCTGATCCCGATTCCCGCGGCGTATGTCTCCTATGTCCCCTATGGTCTGTGGGACTACCGGATCGCAATCAGCGGGCGGGAGTACATGCCCGAGCAGCTCCTGCATTTTACCATGAACCCCGGCAGCTACTACCCCTGGATCGGCGAGGGCTTTCAGCTCTCTCTCAATGACGTAGCCACAAACCTGCGCGAGGCCAGCAAAACCACGCGCGGCTTTATGCGCAGCGAGGGAAAACCGAGCCTTGTGGTAAAGGTGGACGCGATCGACGGCATGGACACGCCGGAGGGACGCCGCGAAATCCTGGATCAGTTTGTAAGCTCCACCCAGGCCGGGGAGCCGTGGGTCGTGCCCGCAGAGCAGATCGACATCAAAGAAGTTCGGCCGCTGACACTGTCCGATCTGGCGCTTGCCGATTTTGTGAAACTGGACAAGCAGACGGTCGCCTCCATCCTCGGCGTGCCGCCGTTTGTCCTGGGCGTCGGCGAGTTTAAGCGGGACTGGTGGAACAGCTTTGTCTCGACCGAGATCATGACCCAGGCGCAGGGCATCCAACAGGTGCTCACGCGCGGGCTGGTCGAAGACCCCCGGCAGTTTTTCCGCTTCAATTCCAGAAGCCTGCTGAACTACTCCATGGACGAGCTGGTGAAGGCCGGCGCTGAGATGGTGGACCGGATGGCGATGCGCCGGAACGAATGGCGCGACTGGATGGGGCTTCCCCCGGACGAGGAAATGGACGACCTGCTGGCGCTTGAAAACTATATCCCCGCCGACCGGCTGGGAGATCAGAAGAAGCTCACGGGAGGCGGCGAAACATGAGACCTGTCGTGATCTATGGCCCGCCCTGCTCCGGGAAAAGCACCTATGCGCACGATCAAATGAGCGCCGACGATGTGATTTTTGACTATGACAAACTCATTAAAGCGCTGAGCACGCGGGAACACCATGAGGTGGAGAAAAACAACGCCCACGATATTGCGCTGGCCTTTCGGCGGAGATTCTGTGAGAAGATCCAAGACCTGCCGGAAAACTGCACCCCCTACATCTTAACTCGCTGGCCGAGCGGCTATCTTATGGACGCTTTGCAAGACTATGACCCGGCCGTGATTCCGATGAACGTGCCGCTGGACGAATGCCTTGAAAGGCTCAAACAAGACGACGACCGCCCCGATAAAGCCGGATGGGCGGAGGTAATCCGGGGATGGTTTGCGGAACACGATTACAACTGGGGAGAAGAAACGGAGGCGAAAGCCTGTTTGAAAAACGTAAGCATTAAGAAGACCGCGTATGCGCTGGCCAGCGTGGACGGGCGGAACGCGGAACTGACCATGTACGGCGATATCTATGCCGCCCGCCCGACGGACTGGAACGGGAACCCGGTGGAGGGTGACTTTATCCTGCTGGACGACTTCCTGACAGATCTCAAGGAAATCGAGGGCTGCACCTCTCTGCTGATTCGGATGAACAGCTACGGCGGCGACGCGGACGTGGCCAACACCATCCACAACCGCCTCCGGGAGCTCTCGCGGGGCGGCATGGAGATCCGCTGCATCGTAGACGGCGTGGCCATGAGCGGCGGCAGCCTCATCATGTGCGCCGCCGACAGCGTGGAGGTCAACCCCTCCAGCCTTATCATGATCCACAACGCCTGGAGCTTTTTCTTTGGCGGCTACAACTCAGCCGAGCTGCTGGAAGCGGCGGCGCGCATGGAGTCCTATGACAAAATGCAGGCGACGATCTACCAGCGGAAAACCGGCCTCAGCGAGTCGGACATCCTCGGCATGATGGCGGAGACCACCTACATGACCGGGCGCGAGGCCGTGGAAAAGGGCTTTGCGGACAAGCTGATCGAGGACGCGGAGCCGCTGCAGATCGCGGCGAGCGCCGACGGCCACAGCCTTTATATCGGCAGCCGCACCATGCACCTTGCGCCCGGCATGACCGCCCCGGCGGCGCTGGAGCGCATGGAAGCCCCGGAAACCTGGCGCGCGCGCATGCGCGACA